GAATAGATGGTTCTGCACCAGCGACATTACGTGTACGATACGCATTTGGATACTGATTCAAGCGTGCACCTGAACAACCAGGATTATATAACTCGGGAACGTGTCCAGTCATTTCATTATACAAATCGCGCTTACTCGCATCAAGGTCTCGTTCTATAATTGCCATCAAATTATTACCTGTAAACCGTTGTAGAGTCATACCGCCAACTGAAATCACGATTTCTTTCACCATTTGTGTTCCTAGGTTTTCAATCCATCGAAACTCATAAGGGGCCCACATATTATCAACATTAGGGGGTGGATATATAGGACTCCAAATAGACGGTAGGGTTACACAGATATAAGTATCCATAAGTAGTTCAGCATACCTCGGGATGTAAAATGTGAACTTTGATTCTTCTGTCATTCGCAATTTCTTCTGCCCATCAAAATCAATTCTAAACTTTTGAAGGCCAAAATTCGTATATTTAAGATAGGTGCTTTTGAAAAATGACTTCTTTGGGTTTCCATTTAAAATCGTATTTTGGTTGCCAGTGGCGATGAGATTCAATAAACCACCTGTCATTTAGTATTTTAGTATTATCTTGATTAATACTTCTACTTGTAATAACTTTATATAAAAATATATATGATATATAATTAGAATGAAAGAACATCAGGTAGAATTTATATTTATAGGTATTATTATACTTGGGTTCGCTATATGGAAAATATCTGAAATGGTTAAAACCAGGTGTTATCAAAAACAAGTCAGAATACAGGAAGGATTCGCAGCAGAAAAGGCGGCGGCGGCGGCGACGACAGCGGCGACGACGGCGAAACCCGCGGATACTAATAAAGGCGCAGCAAGTAAGGATCCCGCAACCGAGAAAATTCTATCACATGTAAACGATCTCCTTAAAAAAGGTGTCAAGCCTCCGCCCCTTTCTACAGAGAATTTTACAGTAGATACATCAGAACATGAAATGACAATTCATCAACGTAAAAAGGTTGCAACTTCATTAGATATGCCCACGTCTGTACCCATTCCAGCACCGGCATCTGCTTCTTCTACCTCATCGCTGCCTGATATCACTGAAAATGCACTCTCCATAAAAGAAGGCCTAGAAAACGCCGATGCAGACACAAAGGATATTATTGACAGAGATATAACCTCTATAAACGCAGATGATAGTCAGTCTAAGTTCAAACTACGTGATTATTATATTAAAGCCGCACACAATGCATTCAATCCTGATAAATTCAAGAATTCAAATGTAAGCATGGACGCATTTCTTTATGTCATCGCTCGCGGTTGTCGATTCATTGACTTCGAGGTTTTTTCAGTTGAGAATCAACCAGTTATCGCATCATCGTCCGTGAATTCATTCAATTACAAAGAGACATACAACCATATTCCTGTGTCTGACGCATTTGAAGTATTAGGTAATTATGTTTTCTCTGGGTCAAAATGCCCGAATCCAGGCGATCCATTTATTATTCATATGCGAATGATGTCGCAAAATATTACAATGTATGATAATCTTGCGAAGATCATTTCACAAAGCAAGTCTGTAGCACGATATTTACTAGGTCCAAAATTCGGACGGGAATATCAATCCAAGGATTTAGGCAATGAAAATCTACTGGATTTCAAGGGGAAAATAATTTTAATTGTAGATGGTTCAAATCCCGTATACCGAAAAACCAAGTTGTTCGAATTGATCAATATGAGTTCTAAATCACTCTTTCTTTCCAAGTATACATATTTTGGCGTGAAAAATGTAGGCGATCCACAAATATTCAAAGATGCAAATAAGAAGAATATGTGTCTTGTGCTTCCAGAAAAAAGCGGTCGACCAATAAATGAAGGGCATAATGGTCCTTATACTTGGGGATGCCAAATTGCGGCAATGTGTTTCCAGGAGGAGGTGCGTGATGAGAAACTTAAATCATATGAAGATAAGTTTGCTTCAGTTGGGTATGCATTCATACTTAAACCAGAAGATCTGCGTTATGTCCCGATTACGATTGCTCCTCCAGCACCGCCCAACCCGAAGGCGTCGATGGAATCTCGACCAGCGGAGGCAGCGGGCGGTGTCAAGATTACCATATAATTTGCTTTGTTCGTTGCGCCTCACCCTCGTGGGTTCGGCTCCACTCACTCCACAAATTACCCTTATAATTATAGTTCGTCATACACACTCCATAATAATAATAATATCTAATCATATGATAGATATTATCATATTATTTTAATCATTCATGTCGCGTAAAAAGAATCCTGGTCACGACGACGCATCCTATGAAGAAAAAGAACTCGAAATCCTTCGCGCCGCAGTTGACTTGGTAGAAAAAAAGAAGGGTGCAGAAATCACCCACGATCCCAAAATAAAGAAAATTATATCGATTGTTGAAGATTTTATCGCAAGCAAGAAGCTTGTATGTTACGGTGGAACTGCCATCAATAATATCCTTCCTGAAGACGCCCAGTTTTACAATAAGGACCTAGAACTTCCCGATTACGATTTTTATTCGAATAATGCCCTGGATCATGCGAAAGAGCTCGCCGATATTTATTATAAGGCGGGATATGAAGATGTTGAAGCGAAATCCGGTGTTCATCATGGTACATACAAGGTCTTCGTGAATTTCACAGGAATTGCCGATATTACGCAGATGGAGCCTGATTTATTTAAGGCAATCTCTCGAGATGCAATTGTAAAGGATGGAATAAAATATGCTCCACCTGATTTCCTCAGGATGGCAATGTATCTAGAATTATCACGCCCTGATGGTGATGTATCGCGGTGGGAGAAAGTTCAGAAGCGTCTTACTCTATTAAACACGCATCACCCATTGAAAGGATATAACTGTGATAAAATAGAGTATCAGCGCGGATTTGAAGGAGCAACGAAGGAGAATACTGGTGAGATTAGTATTTCAAAAACGAGGGCTAGAACCAAGTCCAAATCTGCATCCAAGTCCGACACTGAATCTGATACTGAGTCCGATACTGATTCCGCGTCCAAATCCGCGTCCAAATCCCGATCAGTGAAACGTGGAGGAGGTGGAGGAGGCAGCGCAAAAGCCCTGAAACGAACGGCCATTAAGGGTGTTATTCGAAAGTATCATAACTTGGGTGCATATATGAAACACTTGTATTTCGCAATTCCATCTCACGAGGAAACTATCGGTGACTTCAAATATACATTAGAAGAGGATAAATTGACACATCGGTATAAATTAATTGCAATATACGAAAGATTTTTAGGAAAGGATGACGAATTTGTATTATATTCAATGAAGTCGCATGCATTAGATTCAGATGCGAGCGCGAGCAAGAGCGCGAGCAAGAGTGCGAGCAGGAGCAGGAGCCATAGTGCGAGTAGGAGGAGAAGTCGCAGTAGTAGCACTAGCAGCAGCAGTAGTAGTAGCACTAGCAGCAGCCGCAGTAGGAGCCCTAGCCCGACTCCGACCCCAAGCAAGAGCCAAAGTGCATCCCCAGAATACTCCGTTAGTAAATCTAATGTTTCTTATTCTAGTAACCGAGAGAAAGTACTAGCAGAGTCAGATGTTTATAATATTGTACGTGATGTATTCATCAAGAACAAAGCAGTCTTCTTCGGAGGGTATGCAAATATCTTGTATTCGCGTTATATGCCAAAACACCAGCGCCGTATTATCCAGAAAATCCCCGATTTCGATGTTCTCTCAGAAGATCCTCGTCACTTATGCGAGACCGTTGTTCGTGAACTCACTGCACACAAATACAAGGGTGTTAAATATACGAAACATAAGGGAGTCGGTGAAGTCATTTCAGAGCATTATGATATCCGTATCGGAGATGAGGTCGTCGCATTTTTATACAAACCTCTTGCATGTCATAGTTATAATACAATACATATCGATAATGAATCTATTCGTATTGCGACAATCGATACTATGTTGAGTTTTTATTTGGCGTTTATTTATGCAGACCGCGTATATTATGACATCAACCGTATTGTATGTATGTCCCAATTTCTATTTGACGTGCAACATCATAATCGTCTCAAACAGACCGGGTTATTGCGTCGTTTCAGTATCAATTGTTATGGAAAGCAGCCAACATTGGAGTCGATGCGATTTGAAAAGACAGAGAAATACGAGGAATTGAAAAACAAGAAGGATACAAGGGAATACGAAGAGTGGTTTTTACGTTATATTCCGTATGAGAATACAGGAAAGAATAAACCGACGAAGAATGAGAAAGGAGCGACGTCAGGATCGAAGAAGACCCGTAAACGTAAACAACCCAAAGATTGAGACGGATGAGGAGGCGAAGACTCGCTACAACCCTTCTCCCAGTTTATTTAATATTTTCATAATGACAAAAAATATGCCGGCAAACATTGCGCTTGTGGCAGTAAGACCTATCATTTTGAAATTCCCATCTTCCCCGAATAATGAGGGCAGAAAATGCAGCAGTTGTGCACGAAATACTGGCATCTGGAAAATAAAGTACAACACACCTACAAGAATCGGCATTTGAATATCATAGTAAATCGCTTCAAGTGTATCCAGCTGATTCGACTCGCGTGCATTCGCGCTGACAATACTTTCCATTGAAGTATGTTCTTTGATATAATCACCGCTACCGTCACCAGCCCCGTCTTCAAAGTGCACCATCTTTGGTTGTGGCACATAATTCGGCCTGGCTTGATCATCATGAGTGAATGAATTCGGGTTCATCGGAATATCTCTCGTCGGTATCATTGTCATTCCGTTTGCGCTGGCACGTTGAACCCCCTGCACCACTTCATTCATTATATTACCGGGCACTTGCTGGTGTCCATATTCACTGCCGCCACCGCCACCACCGCCGCCACCGCCGATGTTGGGTGAATAAATAAGTGGTGATCCATTATTACCGTATCCGGAACTAGGAGTTTGGCTACTCAAAGGGAGATCATCAATGCTAGTAGTGTCATTCATTGCTAAATGGATATGTATATTCAGGAAGGATATACATATAATTATATTGAAGAGACGCATTTATTACGCATACTGCTATCCTATTGTTTTAATCAATTTATTTTAACCTCTTTCTTGCTTGGGTCGCATTTCACCGAGTTTGTCTTATATTGGTAACATTTGTCATCCAATTTATATGTATCCTTCTCTAAATCCTTGAGCGGTGGGGCGCGAAATCGAATACACGACCGGTCTTTACACACCTTTCGGAACAATGATGCAATACCGAGTCCTAGAACAATCGATATAATGATTCTGCCAGTATCTGTATGAAGTAAACGTTGAAAACCCATTATGTTATTATTACAATTCGTACTTTTGTTATTACAATACGTACTCTAATATATACAGATATAAATTAGAGTCATGTGTTAATGTTTGTGTGTTACTGAACAGGTATTTTCTTCACTGCACCCTTCGCCTGATCACATGGGACTTCCTTTGCTTTAAATGAGAAGCAATTGTCCGCACGATCTTTGAACTGGAAATTGCGAAGGTTATCAGGTGTTGGGTAGACATAAATGATCTTCGGGTTCGGGACGGAGATATAAACGTAAAATAGCCCGATCGAAAGGCTTATAATGAAGACTGGAATAGAAATGTGGTTGAATATGTTTAACATTGGGGGGTGGGTTTTGGGTATTGGGTGT